TCCGCCAGACCCCGGGCGGTTCGTGGCTATGACGGAGGACGCGTGAGCAAGAAGCGCGAGCAGACTGCTCCGTGGCGCAACCGAATCGTCAGCCATGGCGAGCAGGCGGCAGGGCAATACATGGCCAACCCTTCTAACTGGCGTATTCACCCGAAGGCGCAGCGACAGGCACTTACTGGCGTTCTAGATGAAGTTGGCTGGGTACAGTCTGTCATCGTCAACCGAACTACCGGGCACGTTGTTGACGGGCATGCGCGCATTGAAGAAGCGTTGAAGCTGGGTGATGAGACTCCTGTTCCATTCGTTGAGGTTGAGCTGACGGAAGATGAAGAAGCCAAGATTCTTGCAACCATCGACCCAATTAGCTCTATGGCGGCTACTGACAAGGCGCAGCTCGACGCCCTGCTTCACGCAGTAAGAACCGACAATGAAGCACTGCAAAATCTGATGTCAGATTTGGCAAAACATAATGGGCTTTTGCTTGACGAAGAATTGGAAAAAGTAGATGGCGAAATAATTCCGCTTCCAGACAAAGCGTTTGACATGGTGTTTCCGTCGGACAACGAATGGGGAATTCCAATGCTGCTTCCGCAGGCTCCGCTTGCAGGACTTCCAATGCCTTGTGAACGATGGGGACGTTCTGCACGCGGTTCGTTTAATGGCGGCACTTTGCACTTTTACACGAACGATGAGCGGTTCGAAACAATCTGGGAGACGCCAGAGAAAATCGTCATGTCGCAGTGTAAAGCTATCTGCGAACCAAACGTATCAACAGGCAACATGACGCCACGCGCCTTTGCGCTATGGGGCATTTACCGCAAGCGGTGGATTTCGCGCTGGGTGCAGCAGTACGGTGTGGCAGTGTTCGTTGACCTGAACGTTGAACCTGAATTCAGGAATATCAATCTGCTTGGTGTCCCTCGTGGATGGACGCACTATGCCACGCGCGGTTACGACACGCGCTTTGAGCTGCTCGAAGAAGACTATAAAATTGCATGTGAACACGCGGACGGAAAGCCAGTCGTGTTTGTCGTGATTGGTGGCGGCAAAGCTACACATGAGGCATGTCGCATTAATGGATGGGTGCACGTTCCGCAGGAAGCGCACGTCATCGAAGGGAGGTACAAAGATGGGTAGGGGTGGATCGTCAGGTGGACGCGTAAGCGGTGGGGACAAGGCGCGCGTCAACTCAAAGTCGACTGGTGGTGGATCAAAACGCGGTGCCGCGCTAAGTGAAAGCGAAATTACAAGCTCAATAAACAGGCAAAAAGGAGAGATCAACGGGCTTTCATCGGAGATTCGTGTAGCGGAAGAAAAGCTCAGGGAATCAAGCGCAAAATTTCGCAGAGCAGAAGGCATTCTCAATGACCGTCTTGCCCTTAATTCGCAATATAGATTTGCAAGACAGTTGAAGCGCGAAGCCATACAAACGTCCAAGCCGCTCAATAAACTTGTTAGGGGTAACACTAGAAAACAAAAGAAACTGATTGCCGAGATAAAAAAAAATACGGATCTTTTGAGATCGGATAGAAAATAGTGTACAGGTAAAAAATGGCGCGCACTCAATACGCATAATTGACAGGTATAAAAATGGCAGGACGTAAGCCGAGAATCACAACAAAACAAGTTGAAGCCGCTCTCATTGCGAGGACAGGGAACGTATCAGCTGCGGCGCGAAGCCTCGGCGTAAGTCGCGCGTGGGTAGACATGCTGATTAAGCGCTCCGAGAAACTAAAGCAGGTCGTTCACGACGCGCGTCAATCGATGTGTGACAACGCTGAGTCTTCGCTCAATCGAGCTGTGCTCAATGGTGAAGCGTGGGCCGTATGCTTCACGTTGAAGACTCAGGCAAAGGATCGCGGATATGTCGAGCGCACGCAAACGGAAATCACAGGGCGGGATGGCGGTGCAATCGAACAGCGTACAACTGTCTTCGATCACCGAGCTGCCATTGCCAGCATTACGGCCAGATCAATTGAAAATTATCAGCCACCCGTCGAGGACAAAAATAGTGGCGATGGGGCGCCGGTGGGGTAAATCATTCATGGCATCGGTCTATGCTCTGACTTGCGCTGATATGGGCGGGCATGTCGCATGGATAGCTCCGACATACCGCAACAGCAGACCGCTATGGCGATCTGCTGAGAAAGCTATTGCGCCTGTTGCAAATCATCTTACTGTGCGACGCTCTGAGCGTGAGATTATCTTCCCATCTGGCGGCAGTCTGTCTGTATACAGCGCAGACAACCCGGACAGCATCCGCGGCATGGCATTTGACCTGGTGATCATTGACGAAGCATCGCGCGTGTCTGAGGAAGCATGGACAGATGCAATCCAGCCAACGCTTGCAGATCGTGCAGGCACTGCGCTTCTGATCTCTACACCACACGGGCGCAATTGGTTTTACCGAGAATGGATTCGTGGCAAGGCGATGAGCGATCGCATGTCTTCGTTCCAGGCGCCGACTAGCCATAACCCATCTCCGCAAATCAAAGAGGCGTTCGAGCGCGCGCGCGAATCAGTAAGCGACAAAACATTCCGGCAGGAGTGGATGGCCGAATTTGTGGATGATTCAGGCGGCGTATTTCGCGGTGTGCATTCTGCGATTCGTGCGAAGCGTCTGGATGTGCCAGCAGCCAACACAACATATGTCGCAGGGCTTGACTGGGCGTTGAGCGGTGACTACACAGTTCTGACGATCGTCGACCAGGCCAAGGGTGAGGTCGTGCACATCGATCGATTTACCGGGCAGGATTATTCATTGCAGCGCGCGCGCATCGCTGCACTGTGCGAACGCTTCGGAGTGTATGTCGTTGTCGCCGAAAGTAACGCGATGGGAAAACCAAACAACGACATGCTGCGCACGATGAATATTCGCGTGCGTGATTTTGTGACCAGCAACACAAGCAAAGCGCAGATCATCGAAACACTTGCCGCCGCATTCGATCATCGATCTATTTCGATTTATGATGATCGCGCGCTAATCGATGAACTCGAAGCGTACGAAGGTGATCGTCTCCCCAGCGGTCAGATGCGATACGGTGCGCCTGATGGCGTGCATGATGACATGGTGATGAGTCTTGCTCTAGCATGGACAGCGTGCGGAAGCATTCCAATGTTCGGAGGATAAATAATATGGGGATCATGGATCGACTGTTCGGGCGCGCTGCAGTTAAGGCGCTCGATAAACCAGCCTGGTGGGGTAACGTTTGGGCGACCGATGAAGCAACCAGCACGAATGGCGAATACGGTGATAGCGCATCTGGTCGCATCGGTGCAGTGAAGCACAACGTGTGGGCGTATAACTGCGTGCAGGCGCGAATGGCGGCGGTTGCGCAGGCGCCGATGAAGCTGTATCAAGGATACGGTGAAGACAAAAATGAAATCCACGAACACCCGGTTATCGATCTGTTGCGTTTCGTGAATCCAGTCAATCTCAATGCGCGCTCATTTCGGCGTGGCATGGAACAGCAGCTTTCATTGCATGGTCGTTGTCTGATCCAGAAAGTTCGCGGGCTTGGTGGAGTTGCCGAGCTATACATTTTGCCGATGAACTACATTGAAATTCAGGCTGACCCGCGCGCGTGGATCAGTGGGTTTACCTGGCTTCCGACGAATGCATTCATTGCGCGCGCTGACGTGATCGACCTTTCGTATCCATCGCTGAGCGGTGATGTGTATGCAGACAGCCCGACCAGCGCAGCGCTCGATGTGATCAATCGATACAACCTGGCTGACATGGCGCAGGCAAGCGTTGACCGACGTGGCGGACAGAAGGGCGGAATGGTGATTCATCCGCAGCAGACTACGCCCGTTGATTTTGATCGCGCTCGAATTGACTGGGATCGCTGGCGCAAAAATCCACAGAACGCAGGGCGTGACATGCACGTCAGCGCTGGCTTCGATTACAAGGCAGACGCGTTCAGCGCATCGGAAATGCAGCGTGAGGAGCGCATGAACCGAATCGCAAAAGAGATCATGGCTCCTTTCCGCATACCACCGGCGGCAGCTGGAGATTTCAGCGATGCGTCAGTGCTTGCCAACGCAGCAGTGCAGATGCGCGCGGTTTGGGATTTGTTCGCGGTTGATGAATGCGCATTCATCGCCGAAGAACTTACATACTCGCTGCTGCATGCTGAATGGCCTGACGCCAAGGCGCAGGGCCTCTACTTCGAGCACGACCTTTCACAAATTCCTGCGATGCGCGAAGATAATGATTCGCGTGTGCAGCGCGCTATTGCGCTCAATGCAAGCAACCTCGCAAGCGTCAACGAAGCGCGTGACATTGCAGGACTTGACAAGAGCGACGATCCTGCGGCTGATCGCATCCTCATGGAAGCGTCACAGGCTGACGTTGTGGCGGACACAGCGCCACTAATGGCGATCATCGCAGCGCATCACGCTGGTGCGCTTACTGACGCAGCAGCGGGCACACTGCTGCGCATCGCTGCGCCTAACCTGAGCGACGAGCAGGTAACGTATTTGCTGAGCAGGAATCAGCAAGTGCCAGTGATCGACGCTCCGGCACAGATCATGGATAAGCAGACGAGCGCTGACATGAACGTGAATCAACCAAGCGAAATTCCTGCCGCGATGGCAGTAGATACAAGCGTCAACAATTCA